AGACGAACCGGCACGGCGTCGAAACTGCAACCAGCGGTTCCGGCGTCGAAGTGGATGCGACGGTTTTCGTTCCGCCGACGAACGAGGAGCAGCCCGCCACGTCGAACAGCGGCGTGCCGTTTTCGCCCACCTCCACGTCCATCGAATTGATCCAGCGTTTGGCCATTACGTTACCTCGTCATGTTGTTTTCTGCGGATGCCGCTATCCCGTGATCCAGACCACGATGGCGGACGTCACACTCGTGGCGATTGCCCCGACGATCAGCCAGAGAAGCTTCCCCTGGCGTCGAGCGTCTTGTTCCAGCCGGTCCAGTCGGATCAGGATGCCGGGCTTGCCGTTGCCGCGAATCGCCTCGTCCAGCCGATCCAACTTCCGATGGATCGATTCCCAGTGCTTCTGGCATTGTTCGAACTGGTCGCACTCGCTCATTCCGTGCCCACTTCCTTCGTATGAATCCGCATCGTGGTCCGGTACGGATCGCTCCATCGCCAGTGCCCCTGACCCGCTAGGTTCATCACCTCATAGACCACGCCGTCGGTGATGATCTGGTCGCCCGCTTGCGGTTCGTCGAACGTTGGCGAAAACGCCTCGGCCAGGATCAGGAAATCGGTCGCCTGCGCCCCGACGCGGAGGCCGTGCTCGTCCTCGACCTCGTATTCGGTGCGCCAGAACGTGGCATTAACCTGAAGTTCAGTCGCTTCGCGGCGGTAGATGACCTGGCTGGAGCAGTGCGCCGTGCGCTGCTGCTCCAGCCATTGGCCTCCTTGCCTCAACAGGTCACCCACGCTCCCGGACTCCTTTACTGGCTCAATCGAACACGAACGGTCGCGTCGTCATCGCCTGCTGCGGTGACCGTCTTGCCGATCAGCTTGTTAGCCCCAGCCTCGGCGTCTTCCTTTGCTTCAGCGTCCGCCACGTCCCAGAAGACGTTTGCGCCCGCAGCAATGGCTGTGCCCGCCCCGGTGGCCTTGGGCAAGTCGAACACACCCGTTACCGCCAGAGCTCCCAGCGTGTCAGCCGCGATGTCCAGCTTGGCGATGCCGACCAATTCTTGCTGAATGACCACGTCGCCGGCGCTTACATCCGCGCTCGGCGTGTAGTCGATGCTGTTGCCGTCGTGAACAAATGTTGCCGTTGCCATCAGTCATATCTCCTGTCTTGTTGTGGTTGTCCGCTACGCTGCTTACGCCTCGCCCTTGCACTTCAAAGCGCCCCGGTAATCCTGCTCTCGGACACCGAAGTCGATATAGCCCCGGAACTGGATGCCGAGCGTGTTGAAGTCCGCGTCGGTCTTCTCCACCGTCGGCCGATCGATCCCATTGAGGAACGCCACCTCCAGAGCTGGCAGGCGATTCGGGTCGGTCAGCAGATACCATGCCTTGCTACTGGCCCCGGTGAAGCTGGGGTTGGACAGGTAGACCGAGCTGACCACGTCGAACTTGCCCGTGTGCGGGTTGGTCGCCGGTTTGGGCTTGTTGGTAGTCGTCGTCTCGTTCAGTGTCAGAGCGGTCATCAGCAACTCGGCGGGCACCTTCAGTGCCGTGGGAACCAGCAGTAAAGATGCCGGGATACCCAAGGGCCGACCGTTGGGCTTGACCTGCTCGCCGAAGGTCACTTCCGCCTGGGTCAGTCCATCCACCGACAGCGCGGTGTCTGCACCGGTGAGGTAGTTCTTGTGGTCGGTCGAGAAGAACGCCTTGCCGTCCGACTGGACGGGATTGGAAAGCCACAGGCCCCACACCGCGTCGGCGATGGCCTCGGCAGCACCCATGCCGATTTGGCGCGGGATGTCGGTAAATGCGCCCATGTCATCGTTGATGATCATCTGGCGCGTCAGGGCGAACATGATCCCGTGGGTGTCGGCCTTCTGGCCATATTTCTGCTCGTCCAGCTTGCCGTGCTTGAGCTCGCCGTCGGGGCCGACCTGCTCGAACTTGAACGAGCCGGTCATCCGGTAGCGGCTGTGCTCTTTGAAGTCGTTGACACTGGCGATCTTGCAGATTCGCCGCCAGGCGTCCTCGACGTAGTTGTAGCCCTCCAGCAACATCTTGTTGGCGATGTTGCTGAGGATGCCGGGCAGAGAAGCCGTGCTGAAGGCCGCTTCGAGCCAGCCGGTGGCGTCCCGGCGGAACCGGGGCAGCTGTCGGCCGCAGGCCAGTTCGCAGAACTCCTGGATACCGACGCCACGCAGCTTGTCGGCGGCTTCGAGCGTCTGCTCGCCATAGGTCGACTCCAGCGTTGCAATCGGCGTGCCGGCCGCCATCAGACCGACCGCCTCGAAAACCTGTGGCGCGGTCGGACGTTGGGGGACGTTGACAGCCGGGGCCTTTGGCCGCGAGGCGCGGAGGACTTCCAGTTCGCACTTGGTCTGGTCCCATCCCTCGGCGATAGCCCTGGCTTCGATGTCGGCGATGTCGGCGCAATCGGAGTGCCCAGCGCAGAGCTTGCGGATCGCAGCGATCCGTTTGGCCTCCGCACCGGCTGCGGCCCGCATCTCGGCCACGGGATCGACGGCCTCCATGCCGTCGGTCGCCGCAGCCTGTACGTTCACCTGCTCTACGGTTTGCTGCGCGGCACCATTGGCCGACGCTTGAACCTGGTCGCCGTCGCTTCCCGAGTGGACATCCGCGTGTTGCGTGTCTTGGCGAGTGTCCTTGATGTCCTCGTTGCCGCTTTCGGTGGTCGAAGCGCCCGTGACTTGCTTGTCTTCCATGACTTGTTGCTCCTTGTCTTTGGCTGCGATGCGGGCCGAGGTCTCGGTGTCGGCCCCACTGTCGACGAAACTGATTTCCTTCAAGATCGCCCGGCGCACCACGTGCACCGGCTCGCCTGCCAGGGAAAGCCATTGATGCCACTCTTGGCGACATCCCTGGCCCACGACGTGTCGCGACTGATCAGCCCCTCGGCGATGAGCTTGCCGTCCTCGACAGCTACACGCTGGGTGTGACCGACGCCCTGGCGGCGCTCGTGATCCAAGCGGATCGGCAGGTTCTGCGAGGGGACATCCAGGCCCGTCAGGTCCACTACGACCGGATGCGGGAACCCCGCGATCCGCATCAATCCGCCGGTGTAAGCAACCATGCGAAAGTGCGGGAGATTCTTTTCGCCATCGGCCGCCTCGACGGTCAGCGGTCCGCGCATCGTTACGAAGTCAGGCTGCTTGTCGTTGCTCTTCGACATCCGTGTCGCTCTCCTGTTCTGTGCGTGGGGTTGCCGCGGCAGCGCCTAGCCCCAACTCTGCCATGAGTTGCTTTTCCTTGGCCCGCTGACGCAGTTCGGTCTCCCAGTCCTTGCCCTGACGGGCGTATTCGGCCGCCAGCGTGGTGGTGTTATTGGCCAGCCGTTTCTCCTGGGCTGTTGCTTCCTTGGCCGGGTCGACGTGTTCGGTGCCATCCCAGAACCATTGATGAGCGACTCCGCCGACGCCGCGAAGGAACGAGAACTCCGTCAGCAACTCGGCCTCGCCCAACCAGGCGGCGAGAATGCGGTCGAGCACAACGGCGTCGCAGTCGGCCTGCTCTACGCGGATCGATTTGAAGTAGGTCTGGTGATCCAATCGCCCCGAGGCGTAGTTGTAGCCGCTGCTGTTGCCGGCGGCGATATTGAACGGCATGTTCAAACACCGGGCGATCTCGTTGAGAAGCTCGCGCTTGAACTCGCTGTAGGTCGTGCCCGGCTGCTCGGCCTTGATCTGACCGAGCTTCCAGCCGTCGGGCAGGACGGTGGCCATGCGTTTTTCCAGCTCGACGATGTCCATCGGCTCGACGGCCGCCGCTTCACCGCTGGCCGGCGCGTCGGTGAACAGCACGGCCGCGAAGTCGGCGGCAGTCTCCGCCGCGCCAAGCACCGCCAACGTGTAACGTCGCAGCTGCGCGAACAATGGCAAAGCCGGTGTGATCTCCGGGATGCCGCGATGCTGGCCCGGCCTATCGGCGCGGAACCAGTGGATCATCGCTTCGGCCGGAATGCGGTCATAAGTGCCGATCCCGGCGGTGTAGACCGTTGTGCCGGGGTGATCTCGCAAAACGAAGTAGGTGCGAGGGCTGCCGAACGCGTCGAACTCGATACCGTCGATAGCGTTGGTGGTCGCGAGCTTCAGGTCGGGGTTGGTCACCCGGTCGGCTTCGACGAGCTGCACGTCCAGCTTGATCGGCGAGGCAAGGTTCGGATTGGCCGTCAGGATGGCGAAGGTCTCACCGTCGGTGCTCTTGGCCATCCGCATGGTGCGGAGTTTTTCGGCCAGGCGAATCTCCCTGGCCCAGTCGGCGAAGGCATGCTCGACGAGCCGGTTGGTGTCGCCGTCACCGGTGAGCAATTGCAGACGCGGCCCGGTGCCCACGCAGTCGTTGGCCAGCGTCAGCACGATCCCACGGGCGTAGGAGTTATTCGCCACCTCATAGCGGCTGCGGTTGCGGAGGGTCTGGCGCACGTCCGGCGAGGCGGCCGCGTCGGCGCTCAGACCGTCGGCGTTGGCCCAGTGCCGGATGTTGTCGACGTTGGGCACCGCCGCGTCATATTTCGCCCGGATCATCCGAGTGAACTGACGAGCTTTTCGCGTCTTGCTTTTGCCGAACGGCCACATCACGCAGTCCCCGGAGGTGAAAGTTTGACTCGACGAATGCCCAGCCCCTTGCCGGTCGCGGCCTGCTTGCTGGCCAGGTGCTTGTCCGCCGCGATCTGATCGCTCAGCGAATGTTGTTCCACGCTGCCGCTATCGCCCGAAACCCGCTTGGGCCCGGCGGCGTTCTCGCGGATCGTGTTGTCGAGGTTCTCAGCCATCGAGTCTCCCGTATGGCGCGGGCACTATGCCCGCCTATTAGTTACTTACCCCTTCGTGGCCGAAAACGTCGGGAGGGACGAAAAATCGTTACGCATGTAGAACTTGGGGATGAAAAGGCCGGGACAACTGCAGGCGGACTTGAAGATACTTGCCGAAACACGCAGTGCGTTCACGTGTATTGCGTATCAAGATCAAGTGTCGTGCGGGTAGTCTTGCCCCGTGGCGCTTTGTTCATAGGTCGTCATCCGCCGTCCGCAATGGCGGCACTCACGCCGACGCAGCAATCGCCCGCCCAACGCCCGGCGGGTGTAGAGCACGCGGAAGTGGCCGCAACCGCAACGTGGGCATTCCACGACGGGCTTGCGTGTTTCAGTTCGGTCGGCCATCTATCGCTTGCTCCTTTGCAGTTGCGAGAGCTTCATGCGTTTGCGCGATGTACGCCCGGAGACCTGCGTTCCAAAGAGTGTCGCGCCCTGGATGGAGGCTGCTACGGCGCAGCCGACCAGGCAATCGAACCAATGGTTGTCCGGGCTGCCGGCCCGGAGTTTCCATTCGTCCACGACGCGGCCCCGGGCCTCGGTTCGCACGCGATACTCGGCGGTGATATGTTCGGCCAGGAGTTGATGTTCGGCGGGCTTACGGCCGAACAGCGACAGGCATCCGGGATCACCAATCGCCACGCCTAACCGAGCATGGACGAAACTCTTCCAGTAGTTCGTATCGATCACAACGTGGCGCACCTGGCGTTTACCCTGGACGTTGGGGATGCGCCAATGGTGGCCGACCCGCTCACCGCGCTTGCGTTTGTATTCACTGAAGGGAACGCTCGACGCGCCGACGTAGCGCCCGTGACTGGGCATCACGATGGCCGAGTGCGAACTCTGGCGGCAGAACTGATACACCACGTCGGTCGACTGGCCCCAGTTGGCGTCGATGAGGCAGCGGTCGATTTTCAACATCGCTCCGTCATCACGTCGCCATTGGCGTGAGAGGTAATCGCTGGTGAGTTTCTCCAGCCCGGCGTAGATCGAACCTTCCAGACCGGCTCCCGGTGCGGCCCGGCCGAGCGTCTTCTGGATGTCCCGCAGCGTAAAGTACGCCCGCCGTTGGTCGGGATAGGTTCCGTAATCGACCACGTACCCGGTGAAATCGTCTTCCCAGGCGACCACGGCGTAA